ACTATATCGCCGTTGGTGTACGATAATCTATCTAAATCTACTGAATCATAGGGGATTAATTTAACGCTGTGTACACTTTTGCTCATGGCAATACTAGTCCTATATAACTAGTATTTACCCGTTTTTAGTCTTTGCGGTAGTACTGATAATTTACAGTAGTTTCGTTTTCTTTGTGTACTGTAGCGCCGTTTTTCAAGTGAAATCGGCGAGCCATTGGTGTTTGCGGGCTTAGTGTAACAATGTTTTTAACATCTTTATGCTCACCTAAGATCCATTCTGCGGCTTTCTTAATTAGAGTTTGTCCTGCGCCTGGACTGTAACTCCAAATGGTGTAAAATACTGCTGTATCTTTTGACTTGTCCATATTAACTAAATCTTCTTCAGTTTTAGGGATATCAGTCAACCATTGTAAACATGTTGCCGCTAAGATCTCTTCCCCAGCCTTAAGGATTAGAATTTCAGCGGCATCATTAATACGTTGTTCTAATGGAATGTGAGGACGCACAGGATCATCCTTGACTACTTTAGTCAAAGGATCGTCGATTGAGCGTAAGTGATATAGTTCCATTATATACGTACTTATCTTTTTTATTAAAAAATGCTTAGATATCGTCGCCCGGCAAGTTGTTTAACAAATCTCTTAGCTTGCTACTTGCAACTTCTGCACGAACTTTTGGTACTGCCGCTCCTGCCATTGGATCTGCAATCTCTCCAGTCGATGCATTAACTGTTTGACGTTGTTTGATACTATTCAATAATGTGCTACCTGCTGATTGACTATTGTGATTACCATAACCTTCTTCTTCAGTTAAATCAGTAATACGCAAACTATCAATATTAAATTCTAAGTCAATTTTCATACCAACACCACTTGATGAACGTGTTTTCATCAGCTGTAATTGATAACGTCCACGTTCACGCATAGCACGACTTGTAAAGATACCAAACACGTTATCTGCTGTTTGAATTTTACTCAAACCACCCGAGATATGACTGTGATCAAACTCAACTTCTTCAACAGCACCACGATTTAACTGTGCCGCTGTAACAAACACACAGTTCTTTTCCACCGCTAAATTTCGCAATTCTTCAGATACATACTTGTCTTTAATAAACAAATCTGCTGGACTAATTTTCTTTGAGTTAGGCATTAACAAGTCAAGATAGTCAACTAACAACACATCAACTTTACGTCCTAATTTGATTTCATACTCTTTTAAGAAGCTTCGAATGTCATTAGTAGTTTTGCCACTTGGCATGTATTTTACCTGGTAAGATCCGGATTTTTTACCAATCATCTTAACCTTCATTTCTACATCATCTAAGTTCTTGAAAATCTCTCTAGTGGCCATTCCAGTTACCATTGCATCCATACGCATGGACACTAGTTCTTCTGAAAGTTCTAAGGTTAAGTAGATTACATTCAACCCAGCAAGTGCCCAATTGATGCCTAAATTTGCTAAAAATAGTGATTTTCCTGCGCCTGATCCGCCTGCAAAAATATTCAACTCACCACGGTTCATGCCACCAAATAATTTGTCATCCATAGCTTTCCAACCAGTGGATACTTGTCCGTTGCTGTCTTTAATCTTCATCAGACGAGCACGTGGGTCTAAGAAATAATCAGTGCCCATGTCCTTGGTCAAGCCCACTTGTACCGCGGCTTTAATCTTTTCTTCAACTGGACCGTACTCACCTTTTTCTAATAAGTCGGCTGATTCTAAGATTGCTCGCTCAAGTCCTTTATGTCGAATAAATGTTTCAAAGTCGCCTAACAACCAATCAAAATGCTCTTCACGTAGTTCTGTTGCAACCTTAAAATTTGCATTAGTAGCGGCATTTACAATGTCAATTGTGGGCATTACATTGTGTTCTTCTACATACTTGTTCATAAACTCTGCAGAATCTTGCAAGCGTCTATCAAACAATGTATGATCAAAAATGCTTTGACAGCGAACAAATGTTGCCGCATCTGCTAGCATCATTTCTAAATATAATTTTTGTATATCGTAACCGTAATCTGTATTTTGTGCCATATATTATTATAATTCCTTTAGATATTAATTGCAATGTGTTTGACAGGATCCCATTTCCAATGCCATTGTCTTTGCTTTATATGATATAGTACTGATCCAATACTACTACTAGGATCACCTGGATTTGGCAAGCTCCAACGGTACTTAAACATAGGTTCAACTACAGTTTGATTTGCCCGACTATTCATAGCACATCCGCCCATATAGACCAAACAGTCAGCATTAGTGAATAATTTAGCAGTAGTCATTACTAGTTCAACTTGTTCTTCAAAAACTTGTTGAACTGCCGCGGCTAAGTCACATTGTTCTTGTAGCGTAGTTAATTCATTGTTATCCCAATGTAGTACTCCACGATGAAAATTAGTGTTTAGATCTAATACTGTACCAGAATTAAAATAACTTCTAACATAGTTTAAAAAATTAGCCGGGTTACCTTGCTCGGCCATTTTTTGTAGCAAGTGTTCGTCTTTAATTGGAGTTAACCCAACAAACTGGGTGAACGCACTATAAAATAATCCTAAACTATGTGGATAACTTCTGCTCCAAACTTTAGTCATTTCGCCATGTTTGCAATTCCAGATGGTTGCACATTCAAATTCTCCAATAGCGTCTAATACAACTACGGCACAGTGGTTAAATGGACTAGTATAATATCCAGCGGCGGCATGACTAGCATGATGTGGAGTATATTTAAATTTTGCATAATGTAGTCCCCACCTTGTTTGGTTCCAACTTGGTAGTGAAGTTAAATCGAGTGCTGTTTTGTATTGTCCTGCACGAATTTGTCTTGCTTTTTTAATCCAAGGGCGTTCATACCAATAAATTTGATCAGGTGCGCCATGATATGTAATTGCATCATAGTGTAGTTTACTATCTAAATCGTCGTTGTGACTTGTTTCAAATCTAACTAATTTTTCTCTATCAAACACGGCTAAACTACTACCGTGATTAAGAGCATTTATTCCCCAGCTAATCATTTGTAGATAAAAGGATCACGTTTCCGTAATTCTTCTAGACGTTTTTTAAATGCTTGTCGTTCCTTGTACCAATGTAAAGGATACAAAATAAAATTAATTATTCGTTGAACCATTTCTTTGCCCTCAATTGTATCTTAAGATTGTTTGATTCTTTAGCTGACGCTATCAACCAAAGTGTTGCTAGTTTGCCTAGTTTAATTACAGCATCGTTAATGTCTTTAACACCTTCGGGCCAGTCCGGCATACTAACACTCCAACCATATTCTAGCGCCTGCTCTAGTGTTGCCTGTCCTGCTTTATCTCTATCTGGTACTAGCACAATTTCTTTACCTAACTGCTTTAACAACCAATTTTGACTGTCTTTAATTTCTGCACCTAGTAGCGCACATCCATCAATACTTATTGCATCAAACGGGCCTTCTGCTACAATCACGAACTCTCTATCATTTCGTTGTCTGTCTAGATTAAACACATAGCCCGGTTGTTGTTCTGACAAATATTTAGGCTGTGCATCTGAATTAATTGCACGAGCAGTCCAACCTACAATTTTATTTTCAAATATAAATGGAATGATTAGTCTGTTACTAAATCCAACTTTAGGTGTCCAGTAGAACGGAAAGTCTTCAGGAAACAAATGTCGACTTATCATGTATTCTAATACAGGTAGCAATTTTTCTGGAGGATTTTCTAGCAAATCGATGATAGATAAACTGTCCATTGGCAACGCACGTTCATCAAACTTTGGAATAATTGTGCGAACTTCTGCTGTATTATTTTGATCTAGTCTAAGTGCTTCAAGCCGCAATTGATTGATAGTGTCATCCGGAATATTTAAATTCCGCATGAATTTATTCATATTTTTGCTTATATGTCTACCAGGTTGCCAACTGCATTTGAATCCGCAATTAAAGCAATGATAACTAACAGCATCACCGGCATTGACAATAAACCCACCACGTCCTCGAGTGTCGTCACAACAAGGTGCGTTGAAACTTATCCAACCGCTAGGGGTTGTTTTACGTTTAGGTGGTAGATAAGTTAGGAGTGTATCCGCAATTAGACTCATTCCTAATTATAGCAGATTTAATTTGAACTTGCAACGACTTTGGTAATCGATCCGTATACTGTTGTAGGATCTTGTTGGCTACCATATTGCCAAACATCTGGATATTGCCAACGTATGCGCATGTAATTATAGTGCCCGGCTGTGCTTGCCACAGATACATTGTTAAATGATACTGTAGTTGTAGTTGCAGTAGTACAACTAAAAGTTTGAAATTGTGGTGCGTTACTCCAAGAACTTTGAGCAATAGTCATGTCCTCTGTTCCTTCGACCCAAATAGTTCCAATGAAATTATTTAGATATATGTCAAAACTCATATATTCAGTGGGCTCAGCTTCATAAAAACTGCAAGGAATAGCAGGTGTTTGTTGAGTAACATTGCCCATAAAGTTAATCTCGCCTACAAACTCATCATATACTCGATCATCTCTAAACACAGGCATAGCATCACCTAATAGTTCAATTTTACCAGCACCTGTAAAATTACTATCTGCGTACAATAGGATATTATTTCCAAATTGATCAACAGCAGTTACACTATAACTTAGATATTGATCATCTAATTCGTTTAAGTCATCTAATGGAATAGTAATTTGTGCTAGCCCTTTAATGATATTAGAAATACTAACTCCAGTAGCTGATGTAACTGTTTGATTAGGGAAAGTTACAGTTAATGTAGTTGTGCCTGAATCAACATCTGAACTTATACTGCTAACCACTACTGGACCTACAATGCTAGTTCCGCTAATAGTGTAACTAACCGCAAACCCTGCCCCTGCAATATTAGCTGTTGGTACAGTTAATGTTGTTGTAGTACTTTTTCCGTTAGTGGCATTTACAGTAACACCAGTGGCTGTTGCACTAGTAGTTAGAGTTGGCTGGTACGGACTGTTTTTTAGAGCCTTACCGCTAGCATCCATGATGTTAACTTCAATATCTTGTAGCGTAGTTAAGTCGATGCGTTTTTGATCAGCGTTTTGTATATCAAACTGAATGACATTATCAATGCCACTATAAATTTTTAGTCTTCTTGCGTATGCCACTTTGTTCTCCACAGTGAATCCCGCCAAATCAGCCAATAGTATAACTCTATTAGGGTATAAATAACTTTGAACTTTTTGCATTAACGGAAACCTTTAATAGTAGTATTTATGGCAAAACTAAGAGACAACATCGAACAAAATCTACCCTTTATCAGTGTCTTGAACTACGGAGGCAACGAATATGTAGGAATTGTGATCAACCAGGATCAGTACGTAACCAGCTTTTACGACCTCAACGCCCTGCACACTCCAGAAGAAAAAACTAAATTTTTAGAAATAGGTGAAATATGGTGGTGGGAATCAAATAGACAATTCCCAATTAGCATATTTTGTCGAGATCAAATAGGCCCGTTTAATTATGCTATTAAAACATTTAACAGCAAAGATACCCGAGTTATCTTAGGGCCGGTAGTTAACTTAATGAACTTAACTATGAAACGTGTAAAACGTAAATCAGTTCAATTAGTCCGTAGAGTTAAGTAACCCTTCGCAAATTAAATTCATCTGCACAACAATTACATGTGCGTAGGCAATAGCATGTGCCTTCTTAAAATAATACTCGTCATTCTCCGGTTTCGTCCAAATCTCGCTCATCACCGTAGTCCAATCTTTCCCAATCAGATAACGTTTCGCGGGGCGAATCATGGCCAATACTGCGCCTAATTGTTCTATCGAGGAAGGCTTCATTTGTCTCAATATAGATCCGTGCCCATTCACGTGAAAGAGTTTGTTGACGAAGTCGTCTTCTAGTAATAGATCCCATAAGGGCTCTGTCTCCAATAGTTTAGTAAGATGTTGTTTGTTTTTAACACCTTCATACACGCTAACATTTAGGAAATCTATCTTAAAATATCCTCTATCTTCAGCAGTTTTGTAATCAATAGTACTTAGTCCAGTTACAGGATTATATGGTATGCTTTGCACATACACACCTGTGTTATGCTTTTTATCTGTATCAAGTCGTGCATCTATATGTTTTAGCACATCTAAAACTTTTGTTCTATCTGCAAAATCTAAATCAATATCTGGCATTATATATTGCTCTCTTTGATTACTTGTTTAACTAATTCTGTATCTGCAGGTAGTTTTTTAAATTTACTTAACCAGAATGGAACATCCATTACTGCACTAACTGCCGTTAGTTGTTCGTCATTAAATTTCTTTAACATAGCTTTGCCGTTATTGCTATTTAATACAACCCAAGGACTAATTTTACCATCTTTAATATCAAAAGTAGCACGACTTAAACTAACATACAGGAAATAATGATTCCATTGCGCTTTGTTATCATTGCCCCATGATAGCATATGACTTATACTTCTTTCAAGTGCTGTCTCAACTGCTTCTGTTTTTATTAAATGCACAACATAGTCATCATATAACGCATCTCTGCACCAGTGATCTAGTTTAACACCACTAGTAACCACATAATCAATAAAACGATCAGGATAAAGCGGGTTGACGTTACTAACAAAACTGCCAAACTTAACAAAAGCATTATAGTAAGGACTTCTTGCAAAATCATCATATGTTTTATTACCTTTATTATTTTGTGTTGTTTGATAAAATCTATTATAAGTATCGTAACCTAATACCACATGCTTTTCTGACTTAGCCAAGTGCCTACGTTTTTGTTCACAGACATGGACTGCAAGAGTTTTTTCCTGCATAAATCCCTTGTTGCAATACTGACAAACATAAGGTTGATTAATCATGGATTTTAAATTTATAAGCAATGCTTATCCTTTGTTCGGTACAATAAACAGTTGGTTCTAATGCACAATGAAATAACGTTGAATCAAACACTACTGCTGAGTTAGTCGATGGAAATACTGATTTTATTACTCTAGGCGGATTTGTATTTTCTATAAAGATTAAATGTCCACCATAGTGAGGAGCCCAGTCTTTATGCAAAAAATATACTAAACTACCAAAATTGTCAAGACTTTCATCTTGATGTACCCATGCAGTTTGTCCATGTGCTTGTCCATTTCCGTATAGTCTAGTAGTTGATACTTCTTTGTTTAAAATATTTTCAATTTTATTTTTAAATATTTTTTCAATAACTTGAGATTCTTTTAATTCTTTATACCAAAATCTACGCACAGGAATAGGAGTGATTGCAGATGCTTTTGCGGTAAAGGTCCAATCAAACTTGTTAAATTCTGACCATACGATTTCATAATCTTTGTCTGATAGGAAATTATCAAATTCGTATATTTCTTTCAACATTATTTTAATTTTTTAGCAATGGTAGCTTCATCCCAACCGTGCGCTCTTGCTAGATCCTTAATTTCTTTATCTGTACTTAAACTAACCAACAATTCAATTTCGTCAGTTTTTCTATCGGGCATTAATTCTTCCAATAGCTTGGCTTTTTTGCCGCCTTTTGTATCACGTTTCTTATTTGGAATCCATTCGTGAAAGAATTGTGTCTTTTTATCATAGCTACACATACATAGCAACTGCCACAATAAGTTTGGATGATTTTGTAAACTTGCCCAATGCTTATTGTAATATTCGTTGACTGTTAGTACAAAATGTTCTTGTATCTCTCTCTTGTTACTTTTTACACTACTGATATAACGATTGAGATTATACATGTCACCTTTGATCTCTTTACGCTCATCTTCACTAGCTTCTGCCCATGCAGATTTTGCGCCTAAATCAACTAAAGGTATTATTTCTTTAAAGAGGTCTATGTGTTTGTTCGCCATTATTTTCTTTGCATAATTCGTATAATATTATAACACGATCAATCGCTTTTTGTAAAGTCTCATTGGTGTGAGCAGTTTTTCGAATATCGTGCCAAAGCTGGGCTTGTCTAAGCTCTTCATCTCTTGTTTGTTTTTTATAACTAATACCGATTAGTATCCGTTCAGTTTCGCCTTGTTTTCGAGCATAGATACTATCACCGCCGTCCGGACTTTCATATATGTAAACAGCACCCGGTTCAAGTTGTCCCATTACTGATCCTTTGGTACTAGAATTGCGTCAAACGCTAGAACAGTTCTATGTCCTACTCCTTTCCACGGGTAAACGGTATGGGGTAAATGGCTAGGGAATAATATTACTGTGCCTGGAGTTGGAGTATATTTCCATACATCCTGCATAATAAATTTACTAACATCTTTAGTATGCGGCAATCTAAATAATATTTGCCCATCAGTAGGTAAACTACCTTCTGCAAATTCAGGAGCACTGATGTATATATTTCCACTCAAATGTCCGCCTGGATGGCTATGCATTTCCTGATAATCACCTTGAAATTGTCTTATGGTCCATGCACTAACAATTTGTGGGCGGCATAATTTTAATTCTTCAGTTCCGCTTTGCTGGATAATAATTTCCATATATCCTTTGCAAATTGTTTCTAACCATGTAGTTAACCATCCAACATCTATGCCTAACTGATTCGGGTATACTTGAACTTGTTGTCCACCTCTAATGCTCAGTAATGGATTTTTACTGTCATTTAATTCTGGGTGTTGATGTAGGCTTTCAACTAGGCTATACATTTTACTAAACTCAACTGGCGGCACTTGATCAATAGCCAGTGTCATTGGTTGAAAGTAAGCAACTCTTAATGTCATAATAATTTATCCAATTGAATTATTTCGCTTTGACGGCTAATTTCTTTGACAAAATACGCACAATCTGGCTTTTCTCCAAAGCGAGTAGGAGTAGCTAATAATTGATTATTTTTCATTTTAGGAAAATACCATTTGACGTCATTATAGAAATTTACAATTTGTATTTTCTTAAACTCTACCCTAAACGAGCTTAGTGGGTTAAAAATTAATGCTTCAAATCCTCGATCATTTAAGCTAGTTAAGGGTAAAATTTCGATGTCACAACCGCTTTGACTATCGCCTACTGCTATACTCCAATCAATAGGCATAGCTACTTCGTCTTCGCCGATTCTTAAAACCATTGCAGGCGAATTGAAGCTTTCTAAGAATATTAAAGGCATAAACATAAAATCTGGGTCTGCTGGTGAACTATTATCTAGTACTGCAAAACGAGTATTTTCGTCTACTTCTTCAGGTAAATTGTTTAATGAGAATGTTTCGTTATCTAATGTTAATATCTGCATGATTCCTTATTTTTGCCAATCTACTTTTTCTAAAGTAAATGGATATTTGGCATCCTTGTAAAATTTCTTCCTCGTTGTGAGGTGACGTTTTGCAAATTTACAAGTCGAAGTTAGATCCCAGATCTGGACGAAATCTTTGTCCTCTGCTTTCCTAATACCGCGTCCAATAGATTGTATAACGCGGACAAAGCTCTTTCCGGGTTCCAGAAGAACCAAATTAAAGATCCGAGGAATATTAATACCCACAGCGGCCACACCATAAGTCGCCACAGTAATTTTATTATCACTTGTTGCATGTTCTTTATATTCCTCTTTTCTCTTTGTTCCTTTAACTTCGCCTGAAATAAACACAGCGTCGTCTATCATTTCTGTTAATAATTTGCCTGTATCAATCCTGTTAACTAGGATTAGTGTATTGCCTGATTCCGATAAGCCTTTAACGAGTTTACTAATATATGTCATCCTGTCTTTGTTAGTGACAAGATATTTTAATTCTTCTTGATAGGATCTAAATTCTGGTAAATCTATCATTTGTAGCACGTTTACATGAAGATTACTTAATATACCCATCTCCTGTAGCTGATGTGCTTTAATGCCGCCTACTACTGGTCCGATTGATGCAAAAATAGGTTGTGCTTCAAAATCATCTTTAGGAACTGTACCAGTTAGTCCCCAACGTATAGGAGCATTACATAAATTCTGTGTAAGTAAATTCTTAAGAACTTCTGCTTTTGCCATGTGAACTTCATCAACAATAACAGTAGCAACACCATCTAAAAACTCTGCCAATGTTACTGCTAATTCTGCGTCCCAGTTCTTACTTTTCTTATCTAGGATGTTTAAACTTTGCCAAGTACAAATGGTATGCTTGTGATTTAACATCTTTCTATCACCGTAATACACACCTACGTCTAATCCAACATTGACAAAGTCTTCTTCTGTTTGTGTAACTAAATCCTTGTTAGGCACAATTACAATAGTACGTCCATATTTTTCTGCACAATGACTTAATGTTGCTGTCATAATTGTCTTACCAGCACCTGTAGCAACTTCTTGTAGTGCTTGTGTGTTTTCAAAGAATCGATTTACAACTTCAACTTGATCGTCACGTAGTACAATAGGTTGCCCAGCAAATCGGTGTCCTTCGGGCCATACTTTACCTTGATCTGCCCAGTAATGAGTTGTTATAGGATCAAACGAAATTTTCCCTGCATTTCTTAAATCTTCAACGTCTTCAATTTGAATGTGCATATCATATAATATTTCCATGCACTTTTCTAGCTGACTTAGATAGCCGTTGCCGCCAAGTCCAAACATACTAACTTTACCATCCCAGCGTCCTAACTTATATGCAGGACGATATCTAGCAGTAGGATCTTCATATTTGAAGGTATTGGCTAATTTTTTTCGTGCGTCTAGAGATAAGTTTTCAAACTTAATATTAACTTCATCTCTAATAACTAATCTTACTGCCATTTGCCAATAACCTTATTTTCAAACAAAACTTCTTTGTCGGACCATTCAACTATACAATCACAACAATTAGAGTATACAGCAGTTTTACCATGTCGTAAACCCATTTTGGTGTCTAGTGCAATAACACTCATAGGTTGCCAAGTATTTTTAAGAAAAAATTTAGGTAGCTTACCACTCATTACAACTGCTACCTTAGTGTCTTTACCTAAATTAGTATTATATGATTTGTCTTTGATTAATTGATTAAATTGTTTTCCTACTTCGTCATTAGGTAATCTAAAATACACGCCAATACCATCAAAAATTCCATTTTTTTCTAAGGCATCATTTAGCATTTCTAAATTTTCTAAATATTTAGAATCAATAAACGTATCAAAGACTACTAGCATTGGAAGACGTTTTAAATTTATTAATGATGCAATAACTGACGGCAAATCATAATCTTCCTTACCAATCCATACTTTTGTTTTAGTGCGGTTAGCAATAATTTCAGTTAAATTTTCACCAATTTTACGTGGAGCTTCGAGTGAGTACTGATATCGCATACTACGGTCAGCAATGATGTTATGATCAATAGCAGTTTCAATACCTAAGTCAGCAGTAATGTGTTTTTGAAAGTTTTGCCCAGGCATATTGGCAATTAAAAACTGATCAAAAAATGTATTACTCGACCATGATTTTATGGTGTTATAGTGATTTTTTATAGTTTCATCGATATCAAAATTTAATGGTGTAAATGCCTCAACTAGTTTTACAATATTTTTTTCAGTTAAGTCTGCCCAGTATTTCTTACCAGTATTTGATACAATTAGGTTTTCACAAGTGCGAGTTAAGTCTTGTAAAATTTTACGAATTTGTGATGAAAATGTAAATTCTATAACCATTACTAGTTCATCTTGTGAATTCTTTTCAAGATATATTTTTTTTACTTGTTCAACATACCTAAATGTTTTTGACCAAGTTGGCGCAGTAGTTGCTTCATCAATAGCCTCAGAAAAATTTGATAATTTCTTTTGATACTCTTTAAGAATTTTAATTAATAGACGTCCTTGATTCTCTGTTATGAAGTAATTTGCTGTAATAGACTTGTATAGGTTGTTAAGTATATCAAAATCTTTTTTAGGGAACAAATTCTTAGCATAATCATCTGGGTGATCAATAATTTGTATTAATAGGTTATCTACTGTAGTCATATTAGTTAGTGTACACTGACAAAGTTATAAATGCAACCATTTAGAAAAAAATAGGCCTCAATATTATTTAAGGCCTACGGTATACCTTTTGGGCAAATTGATTATAATGTTGCGTCTTCCATACCAGCAACACGCAATTTTACAATATTTGTAATTTGCCATTGCTTCTGATCAAGTGCTTTGGTAATACCCAACCACTTGTTGCGTAGAAGAGCAAATTCGTTGATAATTTTTTCAAAATCGACTACATCTGATTCGCCTTCAACAAACTTTTCACAATCTCGTGAGCTTAGAGCACGTTGATAGTTTTCTAAGTACTTACGAAAGTGTTGGCTTTTAAGACGACGTAGTTCAATATTGAGATATTCTAAGATTGCTTCAATTTCTTGCAGTTGACTAAATCGTTGTTCGACAATACCGGGCATACTTGCCGCGGCACGTTCAACATTACCACTAATACGGCATTCTAATCTTGCATCTTGTAACTCTGCATTAAAATAGTCTGCCGCATCTGGAATATTTGAAATATCTTTAGCAACCTTAGCGTACCAACTCATTAAAACTCCAGTTCGTCGATATCATCATTGTCTTCACTATCCTCATCGAGGTAGTATTCAATTGCGCTATCTAAAACAGGATCTACTCCCATAGAACCCTGCATGATTCTATCAGTAGTACCAAAGTCTGCCAATAGATCTACATAACGCTCTGCTACTACTTCGACTTGTTTCTTATCGATATAATCAGAAAATAGTACCCAGATATCACCAATTTGTTGTTCATTCAACATCTTCTTCTTTCTCCTCAGGAATGGTTGTTGTTTCAGAAGTTTTCAAATGAAATTTATTCATTATCATATCTAATTTATCATCTTTCCATTCTTTTCGGTAGAATTTGAATTCCTCACCTGTCTCTGGATCAACCCACTTCAAGCGGTTACCTTCTTGTTTTAATATGCCGGCTTTTTCGCACATATCAACCATACCTGAATAAGGATTCATACCTGTTTCGTATGGAATCTTAATTTGCACAGTTTCAAAAGGCTTTGCGTAACGAGTTTTCATAATCTTACAAGCGGCACGAATACCCATTACATCTGACACTTTGTTACCATCCTCATCCTCTTTGAGTTTGAGTTTTTTCATAGCAACAACAATACTAGATGCGTAAACAAAACCTTGTCCACCTGAAATCTTGTCGTCTGGATCGAACATATCTTGGCTTGCGTATGTGTGATTTGTACAAACCATACCTACGTTATAATTACCAAACATGTTAACACAATTACGAACAAGAGCGGTTAGTGCTTTAGGCTTACGACCCATGTCACCTTTCAAATCACCCGCTTCAAACTGATTAATATCAGTAGGTGTCAAAAGCATACCAAGGCTGTCTATGACAAAGAGGACCTTCGGACGGTCAGTCATTTCCTTGTATTCTTTCATGAATTCGTGAATGGTTTTTGCTACATCATCAATCATTGCCATGTTGAGTTTGAGCAACTTATCTTCACTTGTATCAACACCAAGTGCCTTTAACCATGCTTCATCTAACGCATTTTCTGTATCAA